TAAAATATGCCAACTTTAATTTCAAACGAAAACTATGCAATACGCTGGGACAAAACAGATTGCGATAATTACACTATAACAAATCTGTCAGACGAATACAATGCTCATGTTATTATTACCGATAAAACAGGAACGTGGGTTGAAGAGTTTGACTTAACACCATCAGGAAGTAATACAGTTATACTTCCTGGAGATGGAGTGTTTGAAATATGTGCGTACCTTTTTGATATTCCAATAGAAGTAGAAGAACTTGACACATCATTTGGTAAATTATCTGTTTGTGGCTATTCACTAGGTTCAACTGTTAATCTTAATCTTTTAAGTTTTATTGTTGATTTAAACGGAGTTCAAACAACGATATCAGAATCAGGTGATTTTACTAATCCTCCAACATCATTACAAAACTTTATAAATGCTATACAAACTTATGTTACAGCAAATGGCGGTGGAACTGTAACACTGTTGCTTCCTGGACAATCAATACCGAACTTAGTTCCATCAACTACTGGATATCAAATAGTAGTACAAGCAACTGATGTTTATTTAGTTTCTACAAATGGCATTTATGGAATAGGTCCATTAGAAGTAACAAATGATTCAAACTTATATTGTAGTTACAAATACATATTTCCCGAAACGCATCCTATAGTATTTTCTTTAGTTGTATTAGGAAATGAAATTATTCCATCTGGTGAATATTACGATATGTCAATACAAGCCGATGTAGATGCATTAATATTGCTTACTAATACCGAACTAGGTGCAAATGGATATTCAACAGGTTCTTTGTATAATTTTACTGTAAATACTATTACAGATACGGAAACAGAATGTACATTAGTGACTTTGCAAAATGGTAAGTTTGGTCCTGGTGAAACACAATGCGATTTTATCTATGAGTTCTGTGATTTGTATGCCTGTCTATCTAGATTGATGAACCGTTGGTTATGTCAAGACCCATGTGCTGACAAATGTACGGCCGCTGGAGAATCTTATGAAGAAGCAAGACGCAAGGCAGTAGAACTAAGCACTATGTTTTTTCATGCGCTAATGCCATTGGTAACAACAGATAGACTTTGGTATCTTGGTAACTGGGATATATCTGACCAAAGACTATGCAATGTTAACAACATACTTGAACTTTATAAAAAGATGCGCGACTATGTTAAAAACTGTGGCTTTGATTGTGGATGCGGATGCCCTGATAACTGCAGCGACTGTCAACCATGTAATGGATATAGCTATGCACCTTCTCCTTCTAACCCATCAACTCCCTGCGGATGCAAGTAATAACAGACTTCGATAGAAGAGTAGGCAATGTATATGAGATTGCCAACAAAGTAACACAAAACTGGGCATGCTCCTACTACGAACTTGGCAAGTGGGGCATAACCAGTAATGGCAAACAGATGCTAATGCTTCAAGATATGGGAGTGTTATACTTGTTTCTTGCTATGCTAGAATGGAAAGCAATGGAGCATAACACATATAGTCTGACATACGATGTAAACAATTGTCCAGAGTGGAAATACCCTGGTAACTTTGTAGATGAAAAGTTTGTAGACTGTCTAGTAAAGCACTTTCATTGCCAAGGCATAGACATTAGGACAATACTTAGAAAGTTTGGTGTACTGCCATTAGATGGCAAGCCTGATGGTATTGACTATATGCACATAGAAAGTGGCAATCCACCTTGCGACAATAGACTATTTCAGATTAACAAACCTTATGGAACTGATTTCGTATAACTAAAAATATAAAGCCATGGCATTACGACAAAGAAACTTCTTCTTCGACCCAACAAACACAGATAGATTTAACTCTCAGGATATTCCAACAGAGCAAACAATGTCTGACTGGTGCGATTCGGTACCGTTTATTAAAGAACCAACAGACAAAGCACAGCTTACTAGAGCCGGCATTGCAAAGACTACAACCGATGCAAAGATAAATACTGGTGATAATACCGATGCAGCTGGTGTATCTCCATTAGGATTCACATCATTTGTACGCCCGGCACAGATACCAAAGATACTTGATAGCCCATCAATAACCTGGACTAAAGTAGCAAGAGGTGGTGCAACTAATACTGATACAGGTGTAGGTATTGAAGATTGGCAAGCTACTGTAAACTTTCCAGTTGATCCAGTAGAAACTCCAGTATCAGTTATATTAAATGATGATTATAGTGCAAGAAATCTTAACGCTACTGATCCATGTAACATGACTGAAGATACTGTAATTACAGCATCTGGTCTTGGATTAAATGTATATTTAGGCAATTTAGAACAGGCAATAAGTTTAGCAAATCAAAGTATTATTATGCTTGCTAATAAATTATGTGATGCTGAATCAAGTCAAGTAGCATTAGGTGATGTTATAATGTCTGTTACCTCTTCAGGTTCTTGGTCTGATAAATGGCTAGAACCAAATGGAAATGAAATAAGCATTGCGGCATATCCAGATTTATATGCAATAATAGGTTTTACTTATGGCGCGCCATCTACACCAGGATTTTTTAAGTTACCAGATTTAGTATCTCCATCAGAACAAAACTATCTTAGAGCAAGAACTAATACAGGTCTTTTGTTGCCAGGTAATATCAATGGTGGAACTATTCAAAGAATATTAGGTGATACTGATATTCCTGACCATAGTCATACTGTTACAGGAAGCACTACATCAACTGGTGAACATACTCATACATTTGATGTATGGGATAATGGTACACCAAATCAAGGAAAAGTAGATGGTAGTCCTGGAGATAATGGTGCTACTGGATTTACAACACCAAATGGTGGAACTCACAATCATACAATATCAGGAACTACAGATACTTATGGAGAAGTTTCACCTGATCCAGTATGGAACACAAACACATCAGTTACTCCAAGATACACAAATGTTTACCTTAAAATGCGCGTAAAACTATGACAACAATAAAAATAGGAAGCGAAGGGCAAGATGTTATAACGCTTCAAAAAATACTAGAAGTTGCCGTAGATGGGTTCTTTGGCGCCGATACACACGATGCAGTAATAGACTTTCAAAAGCAATATGGTCTTGTCGCCGATGGCATTGTAGGACCTATTACCTGGGCAGCATTACTTGGTACTGGAGATAGTAGTGTCAATAAAGAAACTGAGTTTGTTGAGTACATGCTAACAAAAGGTAAGCAGGAAAAAGACAAATGGATTCCTAATTATTACCTGGGTCCTTTCCAAAAGAAATGGTTAATGTTTCATCATACTGCTGGTTGGGATAATCCAAAGGCTACAGTAGATTTCTGGAGCAATGATTCAAACTCTATTGCTACTGAGTTTGTAGTTGGTGGTGTTCATATAAGTGGGAGAGATAACGGACATGATGGGATAACTGTCCGTTGTATGCCGAAAGGATCTTATGCCTGGCATGCATCAGTAGGTAATACTCCACTACACAGAGAGTCTATTGGCGTAGAGATATGTAGTATGGGAGGACTGACAAAAGGTGGGTACTATACAATAGTAAATGGAAAACAAGCTTGGATAGCAGGACAGACAAACTCTTACTACACTGCTTATGGCAATGTTGTTTCTGAATCACAAGTTTATGATTTAGGGTGGACATATAGATTCCATAGGTATTTTCATAAGTATTCAGACAAACAGATAGAGCAATGCCAAATAATAGCAGAGCATTGTCGTGATGAATATGGCATGGATTTAAAGAAAGGACTTGCAGAGCATATCAGAAAGTATGGAGTAGAGAAGGCATTCGGGTACATACTCGATTATGCAAACAGAGTGCCGGGCATATATACTCATGGCAATGTGTTTCAAGGTAAGAACGATATATACCCGGACCCTCGTATGATTGATATGATTTTATCTTTGTAGTTTTACTTTTACTTTGTTCTGGTAAAATGTAATCTTAGTATTATCTACAACCATGTATTCGCAGTTGTCTAATGTTGCTCCATTTGACAAGATTATAAAAAACTTGTTGATTTGGTACTCAACATCTGCATCAGGATTGTAATCGATTAAATAAACTTCACCATTGGTAAAATCAAGAATAACTATGCTCATATTATTTGTTTAAAAGATGTAACGTATTTTGTTCCAGGGTATGATACTATGATGTAAAGATACAAATCGATTGACAAGTTTTGCTTTCAAATCGTGGCGATATCTGATATTCTCAGACCCAAAAGAACTGGTTTTATTCTCTTGCCATTCTGGATTCCATAATAGCTTTTCTACATCAGACGGCGCGTTCTCTAGGTTATGTATATGCATCTTCTCGTTATGAGTTAGCATGATACATTCTGCGAGGACGTGCTTTTTTATTTCGTCGTCTACAATGTCATTGACTTGCTCAAACAACTCTGTGTACAAAGCTTTTGAATCTGTTAATGCAAGTATTGGACTAAAGTTAATGTGCACGTCATAGCCTGCAGCATAAAAATCATTGATAGCTTTGATGCGATCTATAATCTTTGATGTGTCTGGCTCCAATATATCAGATAGTGACTGCGGCATTAGTGAAAATCTAATCCGTATCTTTCTGTTTGGATTATATTCTAGTAGCTTTTGATTGACATACTTTGTAGCAAATGTAGCCATTGCAACAGGATGCTCTACAAAGAAATCAAATATCTTCTGCCATTCGTGATATTTCAAATGCAATGCAAAGTCTTCATTGCAGGATATATCGTAGGTAGTGTACACTGGATGTGTCTGATTAGGCTTGTCAACTGTAGTAAATAAAGCATGCTTGTTAATAACATCTAGTATTTCATCTACATTGATAGCAATAGATATTCCTTCCGGCTTGTTACGGCGCATGTAACAATAATGGCACTTATATAAACACCCATGAATAAAAGAAGGAGTAATGAAATCACTACTCCTTCCAGATGGTTTTATATCTAATGCCTTTCTGACT